TAAAGAAAATAATAAGCTACTCCTACACCTAACAATAACATTAAATTTTTATTTTTCATAGTTCTTTTTTTTAATCTTGATAATCTGGTACATTATAATCGTCTGGTAAAAATTCGCCTTTATCAAGCGGTTCTACTATTACGCTACCTTTTCGTTTTTTTGGTATTGTAAATGAATACAAACCAATAACTAATAATATTAATAATATAGCATTTTGTTTTTTCACTTTTTTACACTTTTATATACTGCTGGAAATATTAACGCTACTGCTACTGCTCCCACTATCCAAGGCAAATATTTTTGTAAGTAATAATTAACTGCTCCTTTTTCCTCTATTTGTTTTGCAATATTTTCGTCCTTAATCTTTGTTATAATATCATTAAGCCCTGGTAAACTCAAATTTGTATCGTGCTTAACGTAATAAGGAACGCCGTAAGGATTGTAAAATTGCCAATAAACTTCGCCATCACTGGTAACATACGAATAAACAATACCTATTAAACCGCCGTCATTAATTACTCTAGCTACTGCGCCACCTGGTACATTATATACATTAACTACGCCTTTTGCGTATAAACTTTTATTTATAACCCTATCTGCTGTAATTGTTGCCATTATAACATTATTAATAAACTTTGTAATTTGGTATTACTCATTGCATCTAATTTGCGTAAATGCTCTACGCTAACACCTTTTTTAATTAAACTATCTAATATTGTTACTGCTTCGTCCGTTACATTACCAATACCAGCTACTCCACTCATAGGCTTACCATTTTGTAAAAAACCGCCTACCATTCCAAGTAAGCCGCTAATTAAAGCCTCTTGTACTTGTGGATTACTTAACATAGCATTAATAGGACTTTGTGGCTTTTCGTCAATTTCTTCAAATTCTTCACTAGCCGCTATTCTGCTTTCAAGCATATTTAACTTATCCATTATTTTTTCCATTGCATAACTATCTCTACCACCACCGCCACCAGTATAAGCACCTACGCCGTAAACTGGTTGCTCTAATTCAGCTGGACGAAATTTTAACATAGCGTGGCTAGGTGTATTCATAGTAATATAGCCAGTCTTATCTTTTTTAGGGTGCAAGATTAAAGCATATAAAGTATTAACTCCGTTTTGTTCAAACGCAGATATATTTTCCTCTAATATGCGCCTAGCGTTATCCACACTATCCTCGTTGCACGAAAATAATAACTCCTTTTTTGTAGGACTGATAATTTCACAAACGGAATAGTAAGGACTGGTTGCATTTCTATCAAACCAGTCCATTACTCCGCTAGTTCCAGTTGTCATTGCCTTTTGAACTGCCATAAAAAACTATATTATAAATAATAATAAATTCCGAAACTATATGTTACACCAGTAGTAGCTAATGCCGCTGCTGTTGAAATGTAACTTTTTGTCCAACTAATATCAATATCATTCATTTCGGGTAATTCCCAAACACTAGGACTTGTCAAATCCTGGATATTATTAAACGCTAATATTGGTAATTGGTATAAAATTTGTAAATCACCTTGATACAAAGTTAAAAACGATTGTTTAAGGTCTGCTAGTGTTGTGGGCGTAGCACCGCTTAATGGCGTTTTTGTAATTGCAGTAGGCGTATATACTTGAATACCTTGTATTTTGGCGTTTCTCAATTGCGGTTGGTCTGGAAATTGAAACCTAGTTAATGTAGAGCCACTAGGTACATTTATTTCAACTGCTTGAAATCTTTTAATACGCATATCTTTATTTTTAAAAATTTAAAAAATAGCCGTATTGACTGACGGCTGGCAGTAGCGTTTAGCTTCGCAAAAGCATATCGTTATTTAACGGTTGTAACGTTTTGTAACAAGATACCACGTTGGATAACGCAAATAAAGCTGTTAGCCAAAATAGTAGCTGGCGCACCATTTGCCGTTAATTGGAAATTGATATTTGCAGCACCATTCATTACGATACCTGGCTCTACTGGATAAAATCCATTAGTGCTAGAGTCCACCTGGTCTACTGGAAAAATAGTTTGAGCAGTAATACCAACACCACCTTGTGTTTGTGGCACAAAGTAATGACGTAATACGTCCCAAGCTGGTAATACTTGCGCATTGTTCACTGTTAAATTTAAACTACCATTGTAGATAGCCAATAAATCAGTATCAGTTGCAGCAGTAAAAATTTGTCCATTAGGGTAAGTATATAAAGCAGCAGTTGTTGTTGTTGCCGCACCTACTCCAATTAAAACAGCTATTTCGCTAGTAACAAAAATGTCTTGTAAGTTAAGACGCTTTTCGTTTACACGAACGCTTCCATTTTGAGTATCATTTACCAATACTGGTATATGATAGTTTGCAACTGACGTAGATAAAGCTACTTCACTGCGTAAATATGATTGCGTTAAAACCGCTTGGTCAACGCTATATCCTAAACCACGAACCAATGATTTTGCATTTTCAAAAATCATTCTTTGTCCCATTTGACTTGCCATTGTATTAAATTTTATTTATTATTAAAAGTGTAAAAAGTTAGTATTAACAGCCTTCCTCGTCCATTCCAGCAATCGCTGGTGTCATATAGCTACTATCTACTAAACCGCTTGTATTATAAGCCGCTGCAATTTGTGGAACTTGATAACCAGCATAAGCACCGATACCATTTAAGATACCAAATGATTGTACCAATTTAAGACCACCAGCTGCTACCATACCAGCTCCAACGCCTTGACCGATATTACCTTTTAAATACTTTGGTAACATAATACCAACTACAACTGGAACTGCTGCTTTTAACTTGTCGTTCATTGTTGCTGGTAAAAATTTAGCTACTGCTCCAGCCGCTACTGCTCCAGCGATTGTGTAGATTGCGCTAGTAACTTGACTACCCATTGCACCTACTCCAGACATTCTGCGTCTGCTAGTGCGTCTTTTAGTTGCTCTTTTTCTTCTTGCCATTTTGTTTGATTTTTAATTATTGTGAAAATTGTTATTAATTATATTGGTCTTTTATCTAAAGCTTTTTTTGCTTTATTTATTGCTGACTTTAATTTTGTTTTATTTATTCTTATTATAACACCTATTTTTTTAAATTTAGGTACTTCAATTTTATATACACCATATTTTTTTCTTATTTCTTCCATACTTGATTGTCCTCTTGATGTGCTTTCAACACCTTTATAAACCCAAAAAGGATTGCCTTCTTTTTTTATAAAAGTTAAACCAGCTTGTTTTAAAATTGTTTTTACTGGATAAGTATTTCCAGAAATCCATAACCATTTTCCAATTAATTCAACATTTAAACCATCAATATTTACTAAATTATCAACTATTTCTCTAATTGCTAAATCTAAATCTTTTTCATTTTGTTTTTGAGATTGATTTAATTGAGAATTATTTAAAATTTTATTTAATAAAATATTATATTCATTTTGTAATTGTTGAAATTGAATAGTAGTTCCACCAGCGTCAGGGTGATATTTTTTTGATAATTTAATATATTGTTTTTTTAAAGCATCTAAATCTTTAATTGCACTTATATCAAATAATTCACCGATATTATAAATTCCTAATAACTTGCCACGATCCATACGATTAGGTCTGCTTTCATAATATACATTACCTTTTTTATATGGGTAATGTTTTCCGTCAGAAACTCGCTTACCAGGTTTTTTTGCTTGTAATTTTTTATCTTGCTTAATTCCAGTAACTTTTTTAACTGCTTTCTTTTTAGGTGATGATTTTTTAGCTACTTTTTTCTTAACTGCTCCTACTTTCTTTTTTCCGTATATATGTGCAAACGCTTCCTTTAAAGAAACGCCAGTTTTTTGTCTATACGCAATAGCTTTTTTAAATTTATCTTTTGCTGTTTTTTGTGCCGCTGTCATTATTTCTTTTTTAATATTAAAAATAGTCCTAGTCCAATTCCTAAATAAAGTAATAAACTGCTAGTGCTTTTTGTAACATTAGTTAAAACATTACTAACTGCTTGTACTGGTTCTGGAACTTGTACTTGTTGTATTAGTTGATTTGCTTCATTAACATATCCACCTCTACGCAATTTATTTGCTAAATCTTCTGCCGTAATTGTACGATTAAAATAACTATTATATGTTAAAACATCTTGAGTACCATAATTTCTAATATACTGCAAAATATTTAATGCTTCATTTTGAATACTTTGTCCATCTTTAATAATCCAAGTTATTGCACTTGTACCTACTGGTTGATTATTTTTATTATCTAATGCTACCCATCCTTGCCAATCATTTGGATTTGGTTTGCCTCTATTTATAGCTGAAATAATAAAAGGAATTGCAGCTAATACTACATCAACTACTAATGTAACTGGTGCTAATGTACCACCAGTTACTAATGTTGCTTCGCCAAATCCAATTTGTTTATTATTATACATTTATTTTTTTCTTAAAATGAAATATAAAACAAGTCCACCAGCGCCAAGTAATAATAATGTATTTGTTCCAATACCAGTACTAGGCGTTTGTTGTTGATATTGTGGTAATGTAGGTCCTTGATATGCGTAATTATTGCCTTGTCCTGGTTGCGGTGCAAATTGACCAGCTGTATCTATCAATTTACCAAACAAATTATTCCAGTCTAATGCGCCTATTTCTTTAGATATTCCACCAATACCAGTAATACTTGCGTCTTGGATTGCTCTAGTAACTTTATTAATAGCTACTTTAAATTCTAATTCTTTACTGCTGCCGTATGTTAATACTCCAGCATCTAAATACTTATCACGCAAATTAACTAATTTATCCCTATACCTTTCCATTTCTTGTAATGATGCTGCTGGTTGTGTTGCCGTTCCCGACATTGCAATTAGTGCCATTTTTATTTTTTTATCTTTTATAAATACTGGTTCTTTTCTTTGGTCAAACTTGGCAAGTACTGGATCTACCCAAACTTCATTTTTTGTTCCTGGATATAATACTGCAAAAACGTGTTGCGGTTCTTTTGTATCATATCTATAACTAGCAAATCTATACGCTAGTGGAACTCTAAAAATCCCCTTTCTATTTAAGCTATTCATTATGCCGTTAATAAAACTAGCATAACTTTTACAATCTGCTCCTTGCTTCATACAAACTATTGCGCTGGGGGAACGCAATGTTTGTTTTTCAATCGGTTCAATAAAATAAGGAACATTATTTTTTAAAAAATTAAAAACATTCCTAGCCGTTTCAACTTCATTATCTCCTATAAACATTTCGCTAATCTTATCATATTCATCTTGATAATTATCGTGATTATCTAAAATGCCTTGTATAATGTCGCTTGTGTTTTGGTCGTCTATTAATACCTTTTTAAAATTTGTAAAAGGTGCTAGTTTTTGTAGCACCGCATTTTTACTTATCATAAATTATATTCAAAATTTAATGGTAATGTAATTAAGTCAATCATTATACTTCCATTAAATACTAAACTAATTCCACCAGTATTAAATTTTTTAATTAATTCAGCTACACCAGTATAAGATAAAGTAACTGGTATTTTTAAAATAGCACTACCAGTTTGTAGTGTTGTTGGCGTAATGCCTACTACATATCCAACTTTAACATTATCAATAAATAAATCTCCACGAATATTTTGAACATCTGCCGTAATATCAGTTGGGTTATTTACTTGCACTACTAAATTTAAAGTAGGATTTAAAAAAGACATAGTACTAAAGTCTATTGTCTTAAAAAAAACTGAAAATGTCCTGGATAGAACATATTTTTTGTAAACTATATAACCAACTATTGAAGCTGGAATTATCCACCAGTTTTTGCCCATAAATTGTAATTAGCATAAAATTACGGCAATTAACCAAAAAAACAAATTTTTTGTTGCCTTTAGTTATTTTATGGCTAAAAATGGCTTAAAAACTACTCCAAATGTTAAATTTTAGGCATTGTGGAAAAAAATTTCGGGTAAATGTACATTCTTGTTTTATTTTTATTTAGATTTGCTATCGCTTCGCCTTTAGCGAACGACTAGAAATCTAAATAAAATAGAAATACCCCTAGAAACACTATTATTTTAACTTTTTTGACCTTTAAAAATAAGAATTATTGGTAATATCAATAATATTTACTTATTTTATATCGTTATTCTATTTTACTGACTATAAAATTTACAAAAATGATGCATTTTAACTCTTTGAGTAATACCAACGCTGTATTACTTGAAATCCAAAAAATCGTAAGAAAAAAGGAAACGCTGGAACAAATTTACCAGCTTACGCCTTATCGTAATGTTGCTATCCTATTATCTGCTACTGGTAAAAATGGTGTAGAGCAAATGATATGGATAACTAATGATATGTTGCCTTTTCATTTACCTAATGAGATTGCAAACATATTAGAAGATAGTATTGAACAATATAACAAGGATATTTCTAGTTTAAATCAACACCTTAAAAACTTATAATTATGCGTAAACTTTATTACCTGGACTACATTATTTTAGTGGACGATAAAAAAAGCATCTATATAGTTGCGCTTGATATGTCCGAACACTTAACCCTAGTTTCTGCTCAACATCATATTGATTACTTAACAAAATAAACCTATGAACAATTTAACCCAACCAGCGTACCCAGTAGTACCACTCCAGGACAATTTCAAACGCTTAATCGTGCCGATCCCTGGACTATCTAAACTAGAGCATTTTGCACTAGAAATTTTTAAAGCTAGAATGTCTAATAACTTGGACGATTCGCCGCTTGAATTAATGAATTATAGCGTAAATGACGCTGTTACATTTTTAGAAAAATTAGAAGAAAAAATTAAAACCTTAAACAATGACAAAAGCAATGAAATGGCTATTTTTGACCGCTAATGGTCAAGCCGTAGTAATATTAATTACTGCTTTCCTAATTTGTGCTTTACTTCAAAATTATTAATGTGGAAAATAATGACTATAAAATAAACATTGATGAACTACTGGAGAAAAGAAAATATAACCCCGATTACATTCCTACAAAGGAAAATATCGTTTTTTCAATCCAGGATAAGCATATAGGCAGTTTACAAAATTTCATAATTTTTAGTGGACTTCCTAAAGCTGGTAAATCTACTTTTATCTGCGCTATGATTAGTAGCGTATTTAATACTTATGAGATTTTTACAATGAAATTGCGAACGCCACCTGGACGCAGAAAAGTTTGTTTGATTGATACCGAAAGCTCCGACTACGATTTTTACCGCACTATTAATAAAATTAAAGGATTTGCCGAACTAAATGAGCTGCCACCTTATTTTGACGCTTTCCAGGTGCGTGAAGATAGTAGCGGAGCAATCAAACGTATGGTGGAACGCTACCTAGAACTTAACCAGGATTGCGCTATTTTAATTGTGGACGGCTTACTAGATTTACTTGTAAACTATAATGACGAAAAAGAAAGTAGTTTATTAACTAAATGGTTAAAAAAAATAACCAAACAGCATAACATTTTATTAATATCAGTACTACACCAGTCAAAAAGCAATTTAGCTACTACTGGACATATTGGTAGTGCGTCCGATAGGTTTGCTCAAAGTACCCTAGACATAACAAAAGACAAAGAAAAAAACACCTATGTACTATCTAGCCGTTTTATGCGTAGTGATTCCGATTTTGAGCCTATTACATTAATGAATTTTCAAGGTATATTCCAGCAAGTAGAAACCGAGCAAGTAAAAACCGCACCTGGTAAAAAAGCTACTGACCTGGACGAAATGGAAAGCAAAAGATTATTGCAACAAATTGTAACTATTCCAATGCCTTACGCTGATATATCTAGCGAAATTATTGAACGCACCGCCACCAGTAAAGCATTTGCTAAAAACTTAATTAAAATATGGATAAGCAGAAACTATATTGTAAAAGACCAGCAAAACAATTATAAAATACTCTAACTTTTTAAACTTTCAAAAATGACATTCTTAAAACGCTTTTATTTAATTTTTATCTTATTTCCTTGCGCTATCTTATATGCTAGTGCTGTTATGATTGTAACTATTATACAACACTTAATAGACCAGTCAAAAATATCAAAATACTAGTGGTTAGTTTGTAGTCAAAAAAAACCAGGTAATGCTTTTTAGGGCGTTACCTGGCTGACTATAAAATAGACAAATGATTGCCTACTCTAACTTTTTTCACTACGAAAATACTAAATATGACCAATAGAACAAAAATTTATTTTATTATTGCCCAGCGCAAAATAGTAAGTTTAAAAGATTTGGAAAATATAACCAGGTGGAAACCTATAACTATATTACGCGCTGTTGCTCCTTTAATCATTAAGCGCAAAATTAAAGCACATACCCACGAACATACTAGATACTTCACAATTATAGACAAACCCCTTAAAAATGGCTAAAATCCTCTATTCCGCTATTGTTTTTATGGCTGATAATACACCAGCTAGGAAATATCGTAATATTTCAAATATTAACAATTTTACAAACTTCGCTAGATCTATTAATGCCGACTATTTTAACCTATACGAAAAGACTACTAGAAAGTTTCAGGAACGTATATACATAAAAAAAGGGGAGTAGAAACTCCCCTCGTCCTTTACTTAAACTATGCAATAAACCCATCTTATGATAAAAATAGTTGTTTTTCGGCTTTTCTGCGTCCTTGTAAGCCAGTATTAACTTTTCCCCCAGCATTTACCCACCTATCAAATTGTTGCGCTACAATGTCCTTATTTGTACCATTATTGAGCAATTTGAGTAAAGTACTACCAGCAAACGCATTTTCCCCTACATTATACGTAAAACTAGCTAAAGCTAGTAATTGATTGTCGGTTACTGGAACTCTAACATTTTGCATTACAAAATCGTATTTATCTTGTGCTTCTGCTAATAACCAACGTTTTGCCGTTGCTTTGTCAATAATATCAGTTTTAAGTACTGGACGCTTTGCGTCCCAGTTGTAACCGCTTCCATATCCTACGCTATATTGCATATAATCCCATACTGGAACTGCAATAAATCCTTCAAATTTTGATATGACATTAAATAGCCTATCACTAATTGCTCCAAATGGCGTATTATTTAAAGCCGTAGCTATTTTTTTTCGTAGCATCATTAATACTATTGTAGTTATAACTATACCAGCTAATATTTTTTTATTCCTGGTCATAGTATTTTAATTATCTTTTTTGCTATCTGCTGCTGCATTACCTAATAAAAAAGTAGATAAACCAGCTATTGCTTGTGCAATTACTTGTACTTTACCAGTACCAGCTGTTGCGAAATATCCGCTAATTGCGGCTAATAAACCAAATATTGTTGTTTTACGATTTTTCATTCTTATTTTTTTTTGATTGATAAATATTGATAATAGTATAAATTGAACTTGCACCAGATAGTAAACCCAAAAATAAAGACGCATAAGCGTTTATTTGGTTAATACTTAATAGATAAGTACCTAC